CGGTGGGGTCAGATCCCGACGGCGGCTATCTGGTGCCGGACGAGACCGAAACCGAGATCGGCCGGCTGCTGGCCGCCGCCTCGCCCATCCGCGCCATCGCCGGCATCCGCCAGGTCTCGGCCTCGGTCTACAAGAAGCCGTTTGCCATCACCGGTGCCGCCACCGGCTGGGTGGGCGAGACGGCCGCGCGCACCGAGACCGCCGCGCCCACGCTGGCCGAGCTGCAGTTTCCCACCATGGAGCTCTATGCCATGCCGGCGGCCACCCAGAGCCTGCTCGACGATGCCGCGGTCAATGTCGACCAGTGGATCGCCGAGGAGGTGCAGACGGTGTTCGCCGAGCAGGAGGGCGCGGCCTTCGTCACCGGCGACGGCAGCAACAAGCCGCGCGGCTTCCTCGACTACACCGCCGTCGACGACGGTTCGTGGTCATGGGGCAATATCGGCTATGTGCCGACCGGGGCGGATGGCGCCTTTCCGGCGAGCGATGCCTCGGACGTGCTGGTCGATCTCATCTACAGCCTCAAGGCCGGCTACCGCCAGGGCGCCTACTGGGTGATGAACCGCAAGACCCAGGCCGAGATCAGGAAGCTCAAGGACGCCAACGGCAATTATCTGTGGCAGCCAGCGGCCACCGCCGACGGGCGTGCCAGCCTCATGAGCTTTCCCATCGCCGAGGCCGAGGACATGCCCGACATCGCCTCCGGCTCGACCTCGGTCGCCTTCGGCGATTTCCGCCGCGGCTACCTGATCGTCGACCGGCTGGGGGTGAGGGTGCTGCGCGACCCCTATTCCTCCAAGCCCTACGTGCTGTTCTACACCACCAAGCGTGTTGGCGGCGGCGTGCAGAATTTCGAAGCGATCAAGCTGTTGAAGTTTGCTGTGTCGTAGTCTGCCTGCCGCCAGGTCCGCCGCCTGTGAGTTGGGCGGCGGACCACCCTCTCCCCGTTCATCTCCCGGGAATCCCCATGCCCTTGATGCTCGTGACGCCCCCCGAGGGCGAACCCTTGAGCCTGGCCGAGACCAAGTCTTTCCTGCGCCTCGACGGCAGCGACGACGACGTGGCGGTGAGCGATCTCATCACCGCTGCGCGCCACCGCATCGAGACCGCCGCCGGCCTGGCGCTGTTGACGCAAGGCTGGCGCCTGGTGCTCGATGACTGGCCGGCCTCGCGCGCGGTCGAGCTGATGCTGGCGCCGGTCGTCTCCATCGACGAGGTGCGCGAGTTCGATGCTGACGGCATGGCCTCGGTGGTCGACCCGGCTGACTACCTGGTCGACACCGCCTCGCGCCCGGCGCGCCTGGTGCTGCGCTCCACGCGCCTGTGGACCAAGCCCGGCCGGGAGGCCGGCGGCATCGAGATCGACTTCACCGCGGGCTATGGCGCCGACAGCTCCAGCATGCCGCTGCCGCTGCGCCAGGCGGTGATGCACCTCGTCACCGAGGCCTACGAGAACCGCGAAGGCGGCCGCTATCAGGCCAAGCCGGGGCGCCTGTCGCCCATCGTGCTGCAGCTCATCGCCCCGTTCAGGAGGACGCGGCTGTGAAGCTGGTCGCCGAGTTGCGCCACCGCGTCGACCTGCTCGAGCCGGTGGAAACGGACGACGGTGCCGGTGGGCGCATCGTCACCTGGTCCACCCGCGACACGGTGTGGGCGCAGGTGGTCTCGCTCAAGGGCAAGGAGAAGCAATGGGCCGAGGCCAAGACGGCCGAAAGCCCCTACAGCGTCACCCTGCGTTATCGCGGTGACGTCACCAGCGACATGCGCATCGGCTTCGACGACCTCGAACTCGACATCGTCTCCGTCGCCGATCCCGACGGCCGCCGCCGCTGGCTGGTCTGCCACTGCATCGAAAGATCGCCGTGATGGCCGCGAGCTTCAAAGTCTTGCGCGGCGCTGCGGGCAAGAACCCCTCCGCTCAGGCTGCCGATGCCCTGGCGATCGCCGCAGCCGACATTTCCCGCCTGATCGAGGACGGGCTCATGCGTTCCAGCGGCGGCCGGCCGGCCGTTTCCGCCGAGGTGGTGACGGGAGCTGAGGGCGCAACGCTCGTCATCACCGCGCGCCATCAGGAGCTGGCCGCCGCGGCCGAGGGGGCCAAGGACAGCATCGCCCGCCTCTTGCGTACAGCCTGGCTCAGCGCCGGCGGGCATAGCCGCAGCACCGGAGGATAAGAGACGTGACCACCAATTCGTCGCTGGCGCTGCAAAAGGCCGTACATTCAGCCCTTGCCGCCGATGCGGGCCTTGCCGCCATCATCGCCGCAAACGTCTATGACGACGTGCCGCAAGGCACCGCCTTTCCCTATGTGGTGATCGGCGACGTCACCACCCGCGACTGGAGCACCCAGACGCAAGCCGGCCACGAGCACATCGTGGTCATCCACGCCTGGTCGAAGCAGCGCGGGCGGCGCGAGGTGCAGATGATCATCGAGCGCATCGATGCCGTGCTCGACGGTGCAGCACTCACACTCGAAGATCACCAGCTCATCAACCTGCGCGTCGTCTTTTGGACGGCGCTGCGCGATCTCGACGGCGCTTCCTATCACGGCGTGGTGCGCCTGCGCGCCGTCACCGAACCGCTCTGACAGCACTGATATTGCAACGAGGATGACAGCCCATGGCCGCCCAGAAGGGACGTGACTTGCTCTTGAAACTCGACAGCGACGGGGCCGGCAGCTTCGTCACTGTCGCCGGCTTGCGCACCCACCAGCTCGCGTTCAACGCCCAGACCGTCGACACCACCGACCAGGTCTCGGCCGGCGCCTGGCGCGAACTGCTGGCCGATGCCGGCATCAAGTCGGCGAGCATCCGCGGCAGCGGCATCTTCAAGGACGCTTCCTCAGATGCCACCATCCGCAGCTATTTCTTCGACGGCACCGTCCGCTCCTGGCAGGTGATCATTCCCGCCTTCGGCACGGTGGAGGGGCCGTTCCAGATCTCGGCGCTGGAATTCGCCGGCCAGCACGACGGCGAGATGACCTTCGACCTGACGCTCGAATCGGCCGGCGAGCTCACCTTCAGCGCCATCTGAGGACGCCATGGCGAACCGTCACCGTGGAGAAATCGAGGCCGAACTCGATGGCCGCACCCTGCGCTTGCGCCTCACGCTCGGCGCCCTGGCGGAACTGGAGCAGGCCTATGGCGACACCGACCTCTTGGCGCTGGCCGAGCGCTTCGAGGCCGGCCGCATCGGCGCCCGTGATGCCATCCGCCTGATCGGCGCCGGCCTGCGCGGCTCCGGCGAAGAGATAGCGGACGACGAGGTGGCGCGCATGGCGAGCGCTGCCGGTGCCGCCGGTTACGTGGCCATCTGCGCCGAGCTTCTGCAGGCCACCTTCTCGCCCGCAGGTGAGGGAGCCGAGCCGGAGGGAAACTGAGCGGCGCCGGGGAAGGGGGCTTTCCCTGGCGCGACATCATGGCCGTCGGCCTCGGCCGGCTGCATCTCGCCCCGGACGTGCTGTGGGCAATGACGCCCAAGGAATACGCCGCCGCCGTTTCCGCCCTGAACCCGCGGCGAGGGCGCGCGGCGCCCAGTCGGGACGCGCTTGAGGCACTGATGGCAGCGTTTCCCGACCGAACCAATGAGGACTGAGCGATGGCAGTGACGGCGGACGGACTTTCCTTCAGCATCGACCTCGACACATCGGCCCTGCGCACCGGCCTGACCGATCTCGAACGCCTCAGCCGGTCGTTCGGCAATACCCTGGTGCGTTCCTTCGCCAGCGCCATTACGGGCGGGCGCAAGCTATCCGACGTGCTGCGCTCGCTCGCCCTGTCGCTGGCGAACACGACGCTGAGATCAGCCCTGCGCCCCTTGGGCAACCTGGTGGGCGGTGTCTTTGGCTCCGCTCTCGCCAGCGCCAACGGCAATATCTTTGCGGGCGGCCGCGTAGTGCCGTTCGCGCACGGGGGGATCGTCAACAGCCCGACCCTGTTTGCCATGCGCGGTGGGCTCGGGCTGATGGGCGAGGCGGGGCCTGAGGCCGTCATGCCGCTGACGCGTGGGTCTGACGGGCGCCTTGGGGTGAAGGCGCAAGGGGCCAGTCAGGTCACGGTCAACATGAACATTTCGACGCCTGACGTTGCTGGCTTCCAGCGCTCGCAGAGCCAGGTGGCGGCCATGATGCTGCGTGCCCTCGAACGCGGCCAGCGTAACCTTTAGCGAACAGGGCAGGGGATTATGAGCTTTCATGACGTTCGTTTTCCCGTCGCCATCGCGCGCGGGGCCTCCGGCGGACCCGAGCGGCGCACCGAAATTGTCGTCACCGGATCGGGCGCCGAACAGCGCAACACGCGGTGGTACGCCTCCAGACGGCGCTACAACGCCGGCTACGGCATCAAGAGCCTGGCCGACATCCATGACGTGGTCGCCTTTTTCGAGGCGCGGCGCGGGCGCCTCTACGGCTTCCGCTGGAAGGACCACGCCGACTGGCAGTCATGTACGCCCGATGCCACGCCCGATCCCGGCGACCAGGCCATCGGCACAGGCGATGGCACAACGGCGACGTTCCAGCTCGCGAAGTCCTACGGATCGGGAACGGAGGCCTATCTGCGCAGCATCACCAAGCCGGTCGACGGCACGGTGCGGGTAGCAGTCGGCGGCAATGAACTGGCCTCGCCCGCCGACTTCTCGGTTGATGCACTGACCGGGATCGTCACGTTCCAGGCAGGTTCGATTCCGGCCTCCGGTGCCGCCGTGACGGCGGGCTTCGAGTTCGATGTGCCGGTGCGTTTCGATGCCGATCTTCTGGAAGTCAACCTGGCCGCGTTCGGAGCAGGGCAGATCCCTGACATCAGGCTTGTCGAGGTGCTCGAATGAGACAGCTTCCCTCCGGGCTTCAAACCGCCCTTGCCTCCGGCACCA